TTATTTTCTAGTAACAAAAGGTTATCTTTGTTAGTGATTTTTAAAAAATTAAATAATGCCCTTATGTTTATATATCCATAAGCTTTTTCTAAAAATTCGTTAATTTGTAATTCAAGTGTTTTTACCCACTCATTTTTGTTGTTTTCTATTTTAATGTATTGTAAAAGTAATTGTTCAATATCTTCATTATATAATAAACTTTTAAAATGTTTTTTTGCTAATTTATTATTTGTTATGGTAACATATCCAAATGAAATACTTTCAAATAAACGATTTGATATATAGTTATTATTATGGTCTTCTCCTTGTATAGTAACTAAACATTTTATACCATAATTCTTATCAATATAATCAAAATCGTTTGACTCATTCAATCCATTATTTGTGTAATCAAATGAAACAAATGTATAATATTCTGAATTTGTTTTTTTTATAAATTGTTTGTCCTCAAGGCTAACATCTAAAATTCTTCCTTTAATCAATAAATATAACTTATTCTTTATACATACATTAATTAATTTTTTTATCATTTCCACATTTAAATTCCAAATACTACCAAAAAAACAAAAATATTGGTTTTTAATTTTTTTGTCATATACTTCTAATAAATTATTTTTTATATCTAATAAATTATTATAAAGCGTGTTTGAAAACCATGGTAAACATATCATTTTTTTACTTATATTTGTTTTAAAATAATTGACCTTATATTCGGTTTCTCTGGCTAATAATATTATGTATTTATTATTGTCAATTATTTGTTTTTTGTCTGATATAAATGAATTTATGTCCTTATAACCTACATTATTCTGGATGTCCAAGTGTATAATATAATTTGTTAAAACAGTAAAAGGAATCTTATTATAAAGGCAATGACATGGCGAAATAAAAACTATTGCGTTTTCAAACATTTTTAAATCATATTCTTCATTTTCTGGTAACCAATATACATTTAAATTTGGATAATAAAATTTAAAAAAATTATAATACATATTATGTATGTAATAGTGAGTATGTTCTGGGTTTTTTAGACCAAGTATAATTATATTTTTTATGAAAGAATATTTTTTATATGAAGCATAATTTGTTAAATCAAATTGCCATTTCTGTTTATCTTTATTAAATTTCCGTATCTCTTGAACATCTGTTGTTTCATCACTTTGAATAACTAAGTCTTTTTTATATACTAAAAAATTAAACTTATCATACAATTCCATTAATTTTAAATCAATTGGTTTATTAATATTGTTTTTAAACATCATAATATCATTAAAAATAGTATTACGAATTAACAATCCGTGTGTAGCGAATGTTGAATAACTTGGTTTATAAAAATATTCATCTACTTGTTCTATTTTTAAAAAACTTTCATTGGTATGATAACTACATTTATATTGTTTAGGTATATCAGAACCTTGTTTTTTTCCTATATAAATAAAATCCCAATTTTTACTAACATTATTAAATAAAGTATTTATTTCATTGACAAAATTATTAATTAAAATAAAATCATCTTCTAAAATTAGAATCGTTTCATATTTATTTTGTATTGCGTCTTCTATACAAGAAATATGAGATAAATAACATCCAAACGCACCTATTGAGAAATTATTTTTAATAAACATCGGGTCTTTGATTTCATGACAACACTTTTTATATAAATATTTATACTTAAACAAATTTATATCTAAAGGATTTAACCCGTCTATAAATTTGACATCTTTTATATTATGATGTGCTAGTTGAGATTCACAAAGTAGTCTTCTCTCTAGATTTTTATCTAAATTAATGACATAAACTTTATTTATATTATTCATTATAATATGTTATAATATATTATGTTATAATATATTATGTTATAATATATTATGTTATATTATGATATAATTATTATTGGTAGTGGTATGTCTGGTTTATATAGCGCATACAATATACAAAAAAAATCATCAGGTATATCTTTTATTATACTTGAAAAATATAAAAAAAAATGGATAGGCGGTAGAACTAGCAATGATACATTTTATGGAACAAATGTTGTAACTGGAGCAGGAATTGGTAGAAAAGATACAAATCCTCTTTTAATTAAACTTATGAATGAGTTAAAAATCAAATACAACGGATTTTTATCAGAGATGAACTATTCAAACACATTTAACCATGTAGATATCATTAAGATTATTGATAAATTGAAAAATGAATATAAATCACATCCTGAATTACACGATAAAACATTTAAACAATACGCTATTAGCATTTTAGGCACTCATTTGTATAAACAATTTACAATTTCTACTGGTTATACTGATTATGAAAATGCTGATATACATGAAACTTTATATAATTATGGAATGGATGATAATAAAGGAGGGTGGCATGGATTGTATATTCCTTGGAAAAACATGGTTCATAAATTGTATAATACAATAGGCGCTAATCATTTTAAATTTTCTAGTGATGTTATTGAAATAACTAAAGTAAAATTGTCACCATGTTTGTTTAAAATTACAACAGCAAATGGCGACGTTTATCATTCTAACAAAGTAATTTTAGCAACTACTATATCTGGTATTAAAAAACTTATTCCTGGTGCTTCTAATAAGAATAGCTTATATAACCAAATACATGGACAACCATTTTTGAGGTTATATGCTAAGTTTAACCATGCTTCCTCTAAAATAATGAAAGAGTATGTGTCACAATATACAATAGTTCCAGGACCACTACAAAAAATTATTCCAATGAACCCTGATAAGGGTGTCTATATGATAGCTTATAGCGATAATAACAATGCTTTAACCCTGAAGGATTATTTAGAAAATACTCCAAAGAATCGCGAATTGTATTGCGAATTAATTGAAAAATCGCTGGGAATGCCACATGGGAGTTTAAAAATATTAGCTATTAAGGATTATTATTGGCCTATTGGTACACATTATTATGAACCTTTACATAATGACATGAAAAATAGAGATGAATTTGTGTATAAAGTTCAGCATCCTGAACAAGGATTACTAGTTGTTGGAGAAGCCGTTAGCAGATATCAAGGTTGGACTGAAGGCGCGCTTGAAAGTGTTGAGACCGTTTTAACAAAAAAATGGGTTACAACTCAATGTTAGTTAAGTAAATAGTAACCATGATAACCTATAGATGCGAACCCTAACATCATAAGTAATTCAAAATACAATCTAGATGTGTTCTCTCTATTGTAACCTATATAAACTAATAACGGACCTATTAAAATTATATGTATCAAATTAAACCAGTATTGTTTATTTTCTTTTACATGAATGTAAACCTTAAAAATATGGTATAAAATTATTACTATTCCTAGTCCTATCAATATTGGGTATAGTATTTTAGGTATCGTTGTTCTCTTAATTCCTATATAAAGGAATAACCCTCCTACAATTATAATATGAAGTAAATGAACTAGTTTTATCGTATCCATATATTTAATTATATATTATTTTATTGAAATTATATTTAATTATATATTATTTTATTGAAATTATATTTAATTATATATTATTTTATTGAAATTATATATAATGAATATTGATAACTTTAACTATGAGAATACAGAAGTTAGTGCTCAAAAAGGTGGAAAAACTGTGCGTAAGGTTTATATTAAGAAAGGTAATGGTTATAAAAGTGTTACTAAATATACCAAAGGTAAAAAGCTGTATACCGTTAAAAAGCCTATTAGCAAGACGCACATACAATTAATTAAACTTAAAAAATTTATACCTGGGTTTTTCTCTGATTGTAAAGATGGCAAAAAATGTAAAACAATGAAAAATAAAATACGCTTGTAAAAATATTATGTAAAATATTATATAAGTTTATAAAATTAACACCTTTTATAATGGAACAACTCGAAATCATCTTTAAAAAGTTCATTTAATCTATTCACTGTTTTTTTCTCTAATACTATATCTTCAGCACCTTCTTTATTTGATACATTTTGTTTTGTAGGAATATGTAAAATCTTATTAAATCCAATTTTATTTAAAATACTTATAAAGTCGTCTTCTAAATGCTCAAATCTTCCAATTAAATCAACTCCACAACTCCCATCTATGTCTTGAATTTGAGTTTTTTGTGACATAAATATATGTCCATATTCTATATCAGAAACATCGTATTGATTTTTACTAATATAGGAGTAAAATAAAGAGTTCATGTTTAAAATAGTATCAATGTGTTTCCATCCAGATAAAGCTCTAGAATATGGATTACGTATAAAACAAAATTTAGTGTACGTTTTCCATTTATTTTCATCCATATTCATTGCTTTATTTAAATAGTCGCTGCTTTTACAATACACTAATAATCCTACTAATTTATTAAAAAATGAGGTATCGTACTGAATGTTACCTGTTAATACACGTTTAAAATAATTTGTCTTACAAATATAAACATGGTCTGGTCGTCTTTTTGTTATTAAAGATAAATAACTTATGAAACCATAATATTTAACTAATGTTGGACCAATATATGTCCCTCCTGTTTTTGGTATATGAATAAAAATTGCTTTTTTGTCATGATTAATATAAATCATTTTACTTCTTAATTATTTATCTATTTGTTTATATATCTTTTTTATCTCATTATTTATGTTTACACCAATTATTTTACTATAATATGTATTTTTCATTCTATTATCTATTTCTCTTTTGTCATCATGAATTAAATTATTTAATACAAACAATTTTGGTTTTATAATAATTAAATTATTACTTAGCATAATATAATAAATTGTATTTATTTTAGATATACGTTTAACTATTTATTTTGCTAAATGATCTAATGCAGATAATAATACTAATTCTTGGTTTGTTCAGGTTTTTTATTTTTCAATACTTCTAAACGAACTTTCATAATCATACCTACTTGCCATATACGTTTATGTGTATATTTTTTATCCTTATACAATTTTTCAAGTTTATCAATTGTATTTTTACGTCTTCTGTTGTTGCATATTTAATATGAATTGTGTCCTTTGGGTTTTTATCTATATACACATCAAATGATTTCTTAGGATTGTTAGGTTTGTACAAAAAATTTTTTTGTTTTTGATTATTTTTGATTATTTCTTTTTTGTGTTTTCATTGATAATATAATTATAGAAATAAACTAAATGTAAAACAATGTTTACAACTTTAAACTCGATTATTGTATACTTTTATTTTTATTTTTATTATTTATATTATATATGACAGATTTAGACACAACATTTAATACACCTAATGGATTCTTAACAACAACATTTAATACACTAGTTCCTGAACCCCTACCACAAGATATTAGTGTTGCTGTTGTTATCCGTTCAGATAATAGAATAGTAATGGGCGGTTATTCGCAATATACAACAGGATCATATATCACTCTATCGTGTTATAATACAGATGGCTCTCTTTATACAACTTTTGGAGGAGGTACAGGTAAAGTTTTACTACTTGCGCCATCAGGTTTTACAGGCGTGAACGATGTTATATTACAACCAAATGACTATATAATAGTTACAGGCGACACTTCTTATCCTGATCCTGTTATACTTCGACCGTCTATGTTCGTCGCTCGATTTAACCCCTTAGGTGTTTTAGATACGGGATTTGGTATCGGTGGTTACGTTATAATTCCTCCTAGTGCTTTTAATTTTGGTGGGAATTTTTTTGATCAGTGTTCTTCTAACTCTGTTATATTACAATCTCTTCCTCTTCTTCCTCCTCCTAATGATTATATAGTTTTAGGAGGCAGTGTCCGTAAACTTGCATCTAACAACAAAAATTTTATAGCTTTAGTTCGCTTAACAGCAAACGGAACATTAGACGCCTCATTTGGAACAAGTGGTAATGGGACAGTATATGCTAGTTTTAATTTGTTAACTAATAATGAAGATTTTTGTAATTGTCTATCAATCCAAACAGATGGAAAAATAGTATCAGGAGGTGTAAATTCTCTGATACCAACTTTTGCCAGTCAAAACCTTTCTGTAGTGCGTTTTACTACGGGTGGTATCCTTGATACGACGTTTAATACATCAGGTGCAACTCCAGGATGGCTAATTATTCCTAATTTGTCAAGTTATAATTATAATTTTTCGAATGGTATTGGAATAAATAGTGTTGGGCAAATTATTATTAGTAGTTATATAACAAAAACAACAGGTGAACAATGTTTCGGAGTAGCTGCTGTTACATCAAGCGGACTATTTCCTGGAACATTAGATACTTCGTTTGGAACAGGCGGACAGACTATTCTTGATTTGTCTCCCACTTATAGTCTCACAAGTACAGTATTTAATAATGGCGCTAATGCTTTGGCGTTACAATCTGATAATAAAATAGTAATTACAGGTGGATTTTCAAATTCAACAACTTTTGCAGAAGGCTTTTCATTAGCGCGTTTTGATACGAACGGGGCATTAGATTTGACATTTGGATTAGCAGGATTAGGATATATACTTTCAGACCTGGTTTCACCAAATAATGAAATTGGTTACTCTGTTGCTATACAGACCGATGGTAAAGTTCTTGTAGGAGGAACAGCTCTCAATACTGGAGATTCTGGCGCGAATAAGTATTTTATTTTAGCAAGGTATTTTGGATTTCCACCTTTTCCTCCTACTCCTATTCCTACACCAATTGTTCCAATTTGTTTTCCAGCTGGTACGCCTGTTACTACAGACCAAGGAGAGATATCTATTGAATTAATTGACCCAGATGTTCATACTATTTTGAATAAAAAAATTATTGCCATCACACAAACTATTATGCTTGAGAACAATATTGTTTGTTTTGAGAAAAACTCATTAGGTTATAACATACCAAATAAAAAAACATATATAAGTAAATATCATTGTGTTAAGTATAATAATAAATTAATAGAAGCATATAAATTTGTTGGTAGAATAAAAGGCGTTTACTATGAAAAATATAACGGAGAGTTATTATACAATATTTTAATGGAAAAACACTATATAATAAGGGTAAATAATTTGAAAGTTGAAACTTTAAATCCAAAAAATTTTGTAGCACAATTATTCACAAACGATTACACTGATGAAGAAAAAAAAAATATAATACTAAAAATGAATGAACAAACTAAAAAAAATGCTAATATTATAAATAATGCTATTAATTTACGTAATATACAATTTACCAGAAAAAGTTATCACCAAAATAGATTATATAATAACTACTTTATTACAAAATTACACAATAGAACTGTTAGAAACTATCCTTTATTTCAAAAGGAAAAAAATAACTCTAATACATTTAAATGTAAACCATTTATAAATAAAAACCATCATTATGTTGGAAAAACTAATAAACGGTTTAAGAGATAAAATGATTAAAACTTTACACTTATTTTGCCAAATGGTCTAAAGCAGATAACAAAACTAATTCTTGGTCTGTTAGTTTTTGAAATATCAAATTTTTATCCATTTCAATCTGAAAATGATTATGTTTATATCCAAAATTTTTACATATACAAAAAACACCATCATTTGTTATTTTCATTTCACAAAAAAGAGCCCCTTTTGTTAAGTAAATATTTGTGGGGTCTTCAATTGGAATCCATCTAATGTATGCTCCATATTTTAAATCATCCATTTCATCTACATATTTATAGTCTTTTAATTTCTTTAATAAATCTAAAGTAACGCTTCTAGGAAGTTGTAATTCCTTCAAAATATTTAATTTCATCTCATTTAATTTATCTGTAGTAAAATTAAATAGATTTTCGTTTGTTTCATCATCTAAAGCTTTTAACAATTTTGTTACGTCCATATGATAATATATAAATTATAGTATCATATTTTTATTAAGTTTTATTAAGTTTTATATTTACCAAGCACTACCAAATCCTCCTCCTATTACTGAATTTGCTGCCATTGGTTCATTAAAACCCTCTTGACCACCAGGTGTAGCAGCATTTACCAAAGGCGTTGGTTCTTGTTTATACATAGCATTGTAATTAGGTAATTGTTGTGACTGAATGGTGTTTTCATTTCCATAAGATACATCATTTGTTGGTAAGGAACTAATTGATGTGCCGTCTGTATACAATGATTGTGACATAGCGGCATTATTCATTATTTGTCCTGTTATTTGCCCTGAAATTGGTTGGCTTACTTTAACGGCACCATTTTTAGAACCCTTTTTCTTATCTGGTTTGCCATTCCATAGCTCATTAATTCTTTCTACTAAAATACTTACCTTTTCACCTATTTTTGTTTGCAAACTTAATGTTATCATCAAAACTGCTAAAATAATATAAATTATACTAAAATCGGGGTATTTTGAACCACTATATGTTGGCACAAATGTTATAATTCTATGAATTAATAATAAACCAATAAACATAACAATTATCTGAATCACTATTTCAGCAGTTATTTCCAAGCTACCTTTATTTTCATCTGCTTCTGGAACATATTTTGACATTAATTTATTCAAACTTACAATTGGTATGACAGATATCAACGAGTATTGAATAATATTTAATAAATCTGATTTTGAGTCATCATCAAAATTAAATACATGTTTGAAAAAACTTTGCTTAGTATCATCTGAACTATCCATATGATTTATAATAAGAAATTAAAAATACAAAATATGTTTAAAGTTAAAAATTATTTAAAATGTATTCTAAATAATATAATATGGATTTTGAAAATAGTAACAACAATTTTTTATCTCAAAATACTTCTAATATTTCTGATAATATTTTCAATAATATTAAACAAAGAAGTCATGAAGAATATCAATACTTAAACTTAATTGAAAATATTATTGAGAATGGACATTTGGAAGAAGGCAGAAATGGTAATACTAAAAGTATTTTTGGGAATTCTATGAGATTTTCTCTAAAGGAAGGTAAGATTCCTATTTTAACAACTAAAAAAACAGCTTGGAAAACTTGTTTAAAAGAGTTATTATGGTTTATAAGAGGCGAAACTAACAACAAATTGTTGCAGCAACAAGATGTTCATATTTGGGATGGAAATACATCACGTGAGTTTTTAGATTCAAGAGGACTTGTTAACTATCCTGAGGGCATGGCTGGTCCTATTTATGGTTATCAATGGCGATTTTTCAATGCTAGTTATAACTGTTATTCAGGTAAGTATATTACAACTGACCATCCTTTTAACGGATTTGACCAATTACAACAAATTATTGACCAATTGAAAAATCCTGAAACTAGAAATAGTCGCAGGCTTGTTATGACATCATGGAATCCTAAACAAATCGACCAAATGGCACTACCACCTTGTCATATTTTATGTCAATTTAATGTTCATGATGGTAATAAATTATCATGTTCTATGTATCAAAGGTCACTTGATGTCGCTTTAGGTGCTAGTTTTAATATAGCATCCTATAGTTTTCTTACCCATTTACTAGCAAAACATTGCGGATTAGAGGCACACGAAGTAGTTTATTTTTCAGGAAATTGTCATTTATATGAAGAACATATAGAACCAATGAAAGAAGTTTTAAATAGAGTTCCATATGATTTCCCAACTGTAGATATTAAACAAATTAGAGATAATATTAATGATTATACCGTTGATGATTTTATAATTCATAATTATATTAGTCACGATGTAATTAAAATGAAAATGATTGCTTAAATATATATCAAACATGCGTAATTAATTTAAAAACAAAGTGTATATAATTAATATTAAAATGAGTAGTAGTTCAAGATCTATAGCTGCGGCTAGAGCAAGAAGAGCTGGAGAGGCAGCACCCCCTATAAGCGGAGGGAGACCTGGCACATCAATTGGTTCTCATGCGGCTTTTGTGCCACAGAATCAAAATAATACATCTACAAGCAATGTTAGACTCGCAAGAGGACAACAACCTAGCCAACCACCACAACAACAAGTAACTCAAAACAGTAATGGCTTACCATTCTCAAAATTAAGCATTTCTGATGCTATTGGTTTAATCACATTGCGCTTAGGACGTATTGAGCAATTTGTTATTGATTTTGAAAATGGTGAAAATAATATTGAATCATCCAGTAGTAATATTCCAGAAAATTCCAAGTTAATCGATAATAGTGTATTAACTAGTATTGTTAACAGAATTATTTCACTTGAAAAAAATGCTCCTTTATCAGGTAATAACCAAACTGTCGCGCTTTTTACTGATGAAATATCTAAAATTAATACTGAAATAGAAAAGACAAATCTATTAGTAAGTAAACAAAATGACAAAATCGCTGTTTTTGAGAATGATTTAACCGAAACAAAAGAATTATTTAAATCGTTTATGTTGAAATTTGATTCATTTATTAAAGATACTAACGATAAATTTACAGATTATGAATATGCTATTGCTGAACTTGAAAAAAATACCACTATTGCTGTAAGTGAAAATATTGTTGTTCCTGAAAAAATACTTAATGAAAATGAATCTGAAATAGATAATAATACCATTATTTCGGTTGACTTAAAAAATATAATTAAAGAGGAATTTGCGAATGAATCAATTTAATTTATCTTATCAAAAGATATTAAATATATAAATTGTAATATATTTAATATGAAGGTTACTATAACTGATAGACATAAAAAAGACATATTTGTTGCTTTATTTCAAACCTTAAAAAATTGTTCAGCTTTGCTTAGTGTTAATTTTGAAGTAAATAAGTTACATATTCAAGGATTAGATAAATCGCATGTTTGTCTATTCGATGTAAGCATAGAAAAAAACTGGTTTTGTAATTATGAAGTTAACGGGGAGACACAAGTGTGTTTTGATTCATCTATTTTTCATTCTGTTATAAGCACAAAACAAGAGTCACATGATATAATTATACATTCTGACGGTGAAGATAGTTTAAGTATATCGCTTGTGGCAAAAGAACATCTTAAGGGTGAATTTGATAAATATTTTAAAATTCCTTTAGCTGAATATGATTATCAAGAAATGAATATTCCCGTTGTTGATTATGATGCTGAATTTTCTATATCTTCTAAAAAAATATGCGAAATTGTTTCACAAATGATGACATTTGGTAATGATGTTAATGTAAAATGTAGTGAAGATAAAATCGATTTAATTACAAACGGTGTTACTGGAGAAATGTTGGTTAATATACCTATTGAAGATTTGACAGAATACTCTATCGTTGAAGGAGAACAAATAGACATTACATACAGCTTAAGCTATATTAACAAAATGTGTTTAACAAATAAAATATCTAATGAAGTTAAAATATCTATTGTATCTGAATTACCAATGAAAATTTCTTATGATTTAGGAGATGATAGTAATCTTACATTTTATATTGCTCCTAAAATAACCGATTAACCACGTTTCGTTCCAGTTAGCAAAAATTATTATTATTTTTATTTAAGATTACAATGAAAATAATACTTGGGTTTTTCATCTTTTGTTTAGTTTTATTTATTTATTTACATATTCAATTCCATCTAAAAACAAGTGCAGACCTTGAAATGTATGAGATTGAAGACCCTTCTAAAGACAAATTAGAAGAAATATGCGACATTAGGCAACCAGTGCTTTTTGATTTTGACAGTAAAAAAATTATCGACGCTTCTAATAAAGCGAATATTGTAAATAATTATAATGCTTTTGAAATTAAAATACGTAATATAAAAGATACTGATATTAATTCTGAACTATATATTCCTTTACCATTACATTCTGCTATTAAACTTTTCGAAGAAGATAAATCATCTAGCTATTTTTCTGAAAATAATACCGACTTTTTAGAAGAAACAGGAATCATTAAGCATTTTAAATACAACGATGGGTTTTTACGACCATATATGGTTTCTAATTGTAACTATGATATTATGATAGGTAGTAACAATGTATGTACACCATTTAGATATGAAATTAATTATAGAAATTACTTTCTTTTAACGCAAGGTAGCGCACAAATTAAGATGGCACCTCCACATAGCAGCAAATATCTTTATCCTATATATGATTATGAAAACTTTGAATTTAGGTCACCTGTTAATCCTTGGACACCACAGACAAAATATATTGCTGATTTTGATAAAATAAAATGTCTCGAATTTACTTTAACTCCTGGAAAAACATTGTTTATACCTGCTTATTGGTGGTATAGTATTAAATTTACAAATAACACTAGTATTTCATGTTTTCATTATAGAACTTATATGAATAACATTGCCATAATGCCTTATATTGGACTACATGCTTTACAAATTCAAAATGTGAAACGCAATGTAGCAAAAAAGGTTAGCATTAATGAGATTAATAATGAAGTTATTCCTCCAAATAGTGATGTTAATGATAATAATACTCTAGATAACGAAAAACAAAAAAACATTGATATTAATAATACTAATATAGCAGCAACTATGAATGATTCACACAACAACATTCCAGTTGCTATAAATTCATCATCTACAACATTTGGTTCTGAAATAAATAATATTGGTTAATTTTTTTGTTCGTTTAATATATGAAGTCACTTAAAAAAGCGGTTGCTTCTCTCTTCACGTCTTTGTCTAAAACAAAATATAAAAGGAATAAAAGAAAAAATACACGAACAAAACGCCGCAAAGTAAGACATTCTAGAAATAAAAGGATTATAAAGGGCGGCTGAGGCGGCACTATACCAGCTATAAATATCCCTACTATTATGAAGGGTGGATGAGGCGCGGTTGAACCTATGGCTACTAACGTATAATAACGTTCATTCTAATATAAAAAATTTCTTGAATGACAAAAACCTACTGATTTACGGTGTCTTTTTTGATAAAGAAAAATATTTTTATATTTAATTTTTTATGAAAATATTTGTAATTTTACGCTATTATTTCCGAAAATTCATTTTTTATATCTTCTGAAGAAATCGTAATCGTTTTTATTTCAATTCTACAGTATGCGCATTTAGCATTATTGTCACAAGTATGTATTGTTTTTTTCACACATTCTTTACAAAATTGATGACTACAATTTAATTTTACAAAATTTTCATTAGATGTAGTTTCATAACAAATATTACATTCACATGATTCATCAGGGGTTTCACATTTAATTACATTTGTTTCAATTTCTAATTTTCTCTCATTCATTCTTCTTTGTCTGACAATCAAATTTAACATTTCTTCAATATAAGGTTGAGGATTATTTACATAATTATTTATAAACTGTGTATCTTGACTTAACATAACCATAGCCAATATTACATCAGATACATTTACATTTGATAATTCTGAATTGTTTTCTAAAAATGGCACAAAATCTGGTGTTTCCACAGATATTTCATTACTATAAAAGTATTCTGTTATTAAACGCAAATTTCTCTGAACATTTGACCTTAATGTAGAGCCACACTTTCTGACAGCAAATGCTTTAGAAACTAATTGGTTTTCTAGGTAATAATTTGACATCCATTGTTCAAAATTATTACGTGAGTTTTCATGTTCGTCAAATATACGCTTTTGAGATATACAAGTTTCTTCAAAGTTTGTTATTCTTTGGTCATTACAGGATGTAATAATATGTCCTTGACAACGACAAAATGAACAAGTTCTTGCTATATTTCTCAAAACGCCAATTCTATTTGTATGAAATGTTTGATTAAACACATTTTCACTTCTATTTTCCGCATTCATTTTTGCTTTAATATGTAGTTATTTATTGTTTATTTATCATTGTATATTTATTTCAATTTTTTATTAAACCTTTTCTCATTTAAAACGCCCATTTTATATAGTTTTTTCGTTAAAAATTATATAAAAATATTTTTTTTAATAACATATTAAATGAATATTGAAGAAATAATTAATAAAAATAAATTACTAGAAGAAGAGAATAAAGAGTTAAAAGAAAAACTTAAAAAATATACTGCTCCTGCTAGACATAAAAAATATTATGAAAATCATAAACAAGAATTATTATCAAAAAATAAAGAATATAAAGTGCCGTCTGAAAAGAAAAAAGAATATGCTAGAACTGCGTATCTGAATAAAAAAGAAAAACTCAAAAAAGAAAAGGAACAAAATGAAAAATTTATTGAAGAAAATATTTAGGAATTATATAATTATGCGTATTATTATATAAAAATAAAATATTTAGTAAATATATAGAATGGTAAAAAAGAAAAAACCAAAGGAAGTATTCCAAGAATTTAGGAATAATGAAAAATCTGCCTATAAAACTTTGAAAATACCACTCAAAACTATTTTACTTAATCGTGATACTATGCAACCATTGATAAATAATTTGGTTTTTGAAATGAATGATTTGGTTATTCATACCTATCAATTTATTAGATTGTATATTTTGAATTGTTATACAAACAATATTCTCTTGCCTTCCATAGATGAAACATTTATTTTATATTGTATCAAAACATTAGGTAATCGTGATAACAGAGGAAAGAAAGGAAAAGATATTGAACTTTTAGAAATATTAGAACAATTCTACAAAACTGAATATCAACCTTTAATTAATCACGAAAAAACTAATTTGAAGAACACAACTTTTTTATTACCTTATTTAGCAACACAAATACATACTTCTTTATCCAATAATACGCAGGAGCATTTTATCCAACACTTTTTACGATTTATCAATAAAACAACAACTGAAATTACAGAAGATAAAGCAATATTATTTCAATTCAAAAAGAACCTTATGGAATTAAGTGAAACAAATGAAATATTTAATGAATGGAAAGAAACGCATTTACCTAACATATTACCTACTGAAATCAAAAAGTCGGTTCATTATGATGTAAAAGTGAAACCATTTGATTATTTGAAAGGAATGTTGTATATGAACTCTGTATTAGAAAAACAAGAAAATAAATTATTTCAACCATTACCATTACGAAACAATATTATTCCAAAACACATTATTATTGATACAGCAAGTTTGATAAACATATTTTGTCCTGAAAAAGACAAAGATGGTAATAAAGTGAAAAAGGGTGAATTATTAAGTAATGTAAAAGACAATCAAAACGAAGTATGGTGCAACTTTTTGGATTTGAAAAATAGAATATTCAAGAATAAACATTATCAGTTTCATAACCAAATCCAAACAGATGGAATTAGTTGTTGCTTGTTGTTTATTAGAAAAGATTTGAAGGATAAAAAATGGGGTGCAAGAGTTCCTGTTTTACAAGAACAAGATTTCTACAATATTGAGGATTTATCCAAAGAACAATTAGACACTTTGAAAGACAGAAATATTGTAGGTTGTGACCCAGGTAAGCGTTCGTTAGTTTATATAATGGATAAAAACGGAAATAAATTACAATATACAGCACCACAAAGAAAACGAGAAAGTAAAGCAAAAACAAACCAAAGGATTTTATTAGAGGAAAGAAAACGAAACGGAATTATTGAAAAAGAAACTATATTATCCTTTCAAAATAGTAAATCAGTTGATTATGAAAAGTTCAAAATGTATTTGGTTGAAAAAGATAAACTAAACAAAGAAACAACAAAGTTTTACAAACGAGATACATGGAGAAAAACGAAGTTTCGTCAATATAGTTATGGTAAGAAAAGCGTAGATACATTTTTGAATAAAATTAAAGAAACATTTGGTGAAAATATCCTAATTGGTTATGGAAATTGGAGTAGATCAACACAAATGAAACATTTTATGCCTACGATGAATAAAGGATTAAGAAAATTAATTCATAAGAAATATGATACAATAACAATAAATGAATGTAATACAAGTAAAAAGTGTTGTGATTGTAATAAGGATTTGAAATATTACAAGGATAAGGAAGGTAAGAAAGTGTTTCGTCTGTTAATTTGTTCTAACTGCGTGAGTTGCGAAAACAAAAAAATCGTATTTAGAACAAGAGATGCAAACTCTTCAATAAACATAATGAAATTAACACAAACTTGGATAGAAACCCAAGAACGACCATTATGTTTCCATATTTCGTCTTTCACATCTTCAAGTAAAAACAAGGAAGATGAAAAAGTAAGACCATCGTAGGTGAAATTCCTACTATTGATTTTACATTTTTTCTTATTTTTTAGCGTCTTCCCTACGGGAGGGCGTTTTAAATGAGAAAAGGTGTAAACGTATTTTGTATTATTACTTACACCTTTTATCATTTGAAATAACTATACAAAAAAGTATTTGATTTTAATATAAAAATACATATTATTTGTAAAATAACTTAAAGAATATATGAGATTATATATATACAATGTTCAATTCACTTTTTTTACTATTTGCTCTTTTTTCATCTGTCTCGTCATTTAGTTCTCCCAATAAGCCTATTATTCGCAGAGCTACAGCACCATTGGAAAATGTAGATTTATTTGACCCATCCGTTGTGGCAAAAGGTGTTGAACCTGTATTTCTACGTGAAGCCGAACTTAAACATGGCAGACTTGCGATGGTCGCATCTATTTTATTGCCACTATCTGAACAATTTTCTGATAATCTAGGAATTCACTTTTTTCAAGACCATCCAGACTTTGTTGTCATTGGTCTTTCTTTTATGTTTATAACTGAGTTTTCTTCCATGATTCGTGGTTGGGAAAATCCTCTTGTTAAGCCGTTTGCTTTGAAAAAAGACTATCAGCCTGGTGATTTTGGTATAGCACTTGGGGTAAATGATGAAACATTGGGTAATCAAATGGATAAAGAGTTAAATAATGGCAGATTGGCAATGATTGGTATTTTAGGCATGATGGCACAAGAACTAGCTACTCAACAACAGCTTTTTTAGAACAAGATATATACAAATTTTTCTATTACACCTTTTCTCATTTAGAGCAACGCGTATTTTAAATGCCGACTTTATTAGTTTTATATATCTTTAATGTCCTTCTTCTTGTATATTTCTTATTATTCAGTTTATTTTTATAGTAATCTTTATTATAAGAATAAATAAAGTAATTTTCATAATTGGTTGGTTTTATTTTATCTATTGATGATTTTACACTTCCATCTAATGCTGTAAAAGTATTTGGTTTATCTAACTTGATATAATGTTTCATTTGATTAAAGAATTGTTCTATACTATTTAAGCGTGGATGATAAGGGCAAGTATAAACTAAATAATTACCACTTTCTTTTATTATTTGTTTTGTGCTTTCTTTTTTATGTATTTGTCCGTTGTCTAAAACAAATAATTTGCCTTTTACTTTACTACATATATTTTTCAAAAACTCATTAAATCTTTCGGCATTTACTGCTCCATTTTGATATAATTCAGATGATATACATTTTTTATTATTTATTGCTACTACCAAAGAATATTTTTTGAATACTTCATTATTCGTTGTTTTCTTTATACATCTATCACCTAAAAATGCTCTACAATAATTATGTGTAAGTGATGTGCTTACAGAAGTTTCATCAATTGAGATTATATCTTCCAGTTTGAATTTATTTATTACATCAAAAAATTCTTTCAACTCTTGTTGTTCGTTTCTAATAGTTCCTCTATAAGTTTTCGGAAAATGTTTGAAAGTTGCTCTTTTTCTGGTAATATTATTATCTCTAATAATATCTGATAAATATTGTCTGGATATATCTAATTTTGGAAACTTACTTTTGAGTAATTCTTGTAAAAAATTCATTTGAATATCACTATGTTTTCGCAAGGTTTCTTTTATAAATTGAATATGTTGTTTTTCTAATTTATAAGACCCTAATTTTCTGGTTTTTCTATTAACATTTTTATTTTTATCATATCTTTCAACCCAACGTTTCAAACTTCTTTCACTACATTCAAACACTTCACATACTTTAACATAATTATTAATTTTATGGTAATAATTAACTGCTTTCAATTTCAAATCAGGTGTAAATTGTTTTTTCATTTATATAATTATAGAAATTATATATAAATATATTTAGCAAATATAATATATATATATATATATGTCTACGACTACTTTTACTGTTACCGCCGGAGGCGTTTATGTTGTGAATGGTACAAATAATCCACCACTAAGTATGTATAGAGGTCAAACATACACTTTTAATATAAATGTATCATCAAGTCATCCTTTCTTTATACAAACAAGTAGTTCATATAGCTCCACTAATGTATATAGTAATGGAGTAACTGGTAATGGTACTACAAATGGAACTTTAACGTTTGTTGTTCCTTTAGATGCACCAAACACTTTATACTATGTATGTTCTAATCATAACGGCATGGGAAATCAAATTAATATAACTGATCAACCTATTCCTTGTTATTCAAAAGGCACGTTAATATTAACAAATCAAGGTCATATTAAAGTGGAAGATATTAAAAAAGGTGATATAGTAGTAAGAGAAGGCAGAATATCATCAAATGGTATTTTGGTAAAAAATATTGATATTAATGAAGCACCTATAGTATGGATTGGCAAATTTACACCAAACGTATTAAATTCAAATTCAAGACCAATATGTATCACAAAAAATGCGTTTGGAGAAGCATGTCCTTTTGTAGATTTATATGTTTCTCCAAATCATGGATTAATAATAAATGATAAAATTGTTGCATCTAGTAATTTAATAAACGGAGAAACTATTTATCAAGATAATGAATGTAAATCTGTAGAATACTATCATTTAGAGTGTGATATACATTCTGCTATTTATGCGAATGGTGTTTTAGCTGAAACATACCAAGAATGGCATAGAGAAGTATTTACCGTAGATAACTAAAAATGATTTTATATTTTCTTGTAATTAAAACTGGCATTTAAAATACGCACCGCTCTAAAATGCCCTCCCGTAGGGAAGACGCTAAAAAAATAAAAAATGTAAAATCAATAGTAGGATTTTCACCTACGATGGTCTTACTTTTTCATCTTCTTTTTTGTAGCACCATTAAATTATTTAAGTAAAACAAATATTAGAATATAATATAAAACAAATATAATATAATAATATAATAATATTATATTACATGGCTATGACTAAAAGTGAGTTAAGAAAATTAGCGATTAAACATTTGAATAAAAACAAGAATGTGCAATCTATAAAAAAACAACTGTGCGAACAATTTATAGACAGAAAACAAAAAAAAGATTGTATGACTGCCTTTGATAAAAGTTTTATAAAATCATTTATATCTTCTCGTGAAAACCAGATGTATAATTATTAGTTACACCTTTTCTCATATAAAATGGGCGTTTTAAATGAGAAAAGGTGTAAGATAATCAAATTGACTCAAACTTATATTGAAAATAGGTAAAAACATTTTTTGTATTGTTACTTCACATATGAAATTACAATACTTTATACATATAACAATTATAAATATAAGTTAAAGATATTAACATAACTACATATATCTAGTTAAATATGGAGAACTTTAAACTATCTGTTCATGACCGTAACTACAATTCATGGGAAGTATTTGAAACAAAAAACTTCAATAAAGTTCAATTAGACATTAATCCTATTGAAAGAAAGCTATTTTCAAATGACGTATTTATTATTAATAAAGACAATACTACAAGTTTGATACACTCTAGTATTAGGTCTGGACCGCCAATTCCAGCGGTTCTTATTATAGCAGGTAATAAAACATATGGAAGACAAATAAATTCTAAAACTGACAAAAAAAATGGTAAATTGTTATACAAGTGTATCCCAGATGATATGAGATTACCTTCTTTTTTAATTCCATATGAAATAAAACACATTGGTTTTTCTAAGGTTATGTCAAATTTGTATGTGACTTTTACTTTTGATCAATGGAATGATAAACATCCAATCGGAAAATTAGATAATGTTATTGGTTCTGTTGATGTTCTTGATAATTTTTATGAATATCAACTATATTGTAAAAGTTTAAATGCGTCAATTCAAAAATTTCAAAAGGCAACACAAAAGGCAATTGACAGCAAGTCGCATGATTCATTCATTGAGAGTATTAAAACAAAATACCCTAACATTGAAGATAGAACAAACCAACAAATGTGGCACATAATTACTATTGACCCACCGAATAGCCAAGATTTCGACGACGGATTCAGTATTAATGATAATGGAGATGGTATACAGCAGTTAAGTATATACATTTCTAATGTCACTGTCTGGATGGATGTCTTGAATCTTTGGGATACGTTTTCACGTCGTATTTCAACCATTTACTTGCCTGACAAAAAACGCCCTATGCTTCCAACTATTTTATCTGATTGTTTGTGTAGTCTTCAAGAAAATGTAAATAGAATCGCTTTTGTTATGGATATTTTTATTAAAGATGCTAATATTGTCGAAATAAAGTATAGTAATTGTCTAATTAAAGTATTCAAAAATTATTGTTATGAAGAACCAAAATTATTGTGTGATAAAAAATATTTACATCTACTTGAAAGCACCAAAAGTTTATCTAGGAAATTTAAATACATTAATAATGTGAGAAATAGTCATGAAATAGTGTGTTACCTTATGATATTAATGAACTACCATTGTGCCACAGAACTAATTAAACATAAAACTGGAATTTTTCGTTCAACCATAATGAAGAGAGAAATATCGGTGCCTGAAACGATTCCAGAAGATGTGACAAAGTTTATTAAAATATGGAATAGCGCATCTGGTCAATATATTGACGGTTCTGAAATTGTTGATACTAGACATGAAATGTTGGATGTTGATGCGTATATACATATTACTAGTCCAATTCGTCGTCTGGTTGATTTGCTTAATATGATTAAATTACAACAAACTACTGGTATTATTAAATTGTCTGATAATGTAGATAAATTTTACAATAAATGGTTAGGAGATATTGAATACATAAATACGACAATGCGTTCAATACGAAAGGTTCAGTGTGATTGCACATTGCTTGATATATGTCATAATACTCCTGAAATTATGGAAAAAGAATATGACGGATATTTGTTTGATAAAATTTCTAGAAATGATGGACTTTATCAATTTGTTGTATTCCTACCTGAATTAAAAATGTCTTCAAGGATTACAATGAGAGACAATTTTGACAATTTTGACTGTAAAAAATTTAAACTCTTCCTCTTTGACAATGAAGAAAATTTTAAAAGAAAAATAAGACTACATCTAGTTAGTGAATAGATACAATTCCCTCTGATTCTTTTTCTACAAGGACCTGTTTGGAAATATTTTTAATAATTTTGGTTGCCTTCTCATCATCATTATCACCAGAGCCACCCATAGATTCTACAATGATTTTATTATATTGGTCAGAATATCTTGAAATACTTTTGTTACAATCTGGATATTTCTCTCTATACTTTGGTATTAATCTCATATTTTTATCTGTAACTTTTTTAATAACCTTTCTAAGTTTCACATTCTCTTCATCTTGTTTCTCCCATTTATCTTCATCCTTTACATATAGAACTTCTCTCTTTTTATCAGTGCAATGGACAGGTCTTTGAGTTACATCCAATGCTTTTAAGTTTTTCACAATAATATTAGAAATACCTTCTACAAAACCAATTTCACCAACCTTTTCTAAATCAGAAAGTTGTAATTGAATGGATTCAACAAAATCCATAATATTCATAGCATCTTTACAAGTTTCGTTTAAAAAGAATTGTAAATTAAATGATTTGTTATGTGAATTTGTATGTGTATTTGTAGTATTATGAGTTCCATTTTTAATAACTTCCATCATCATATTTTGTTGCTCCATAACCATATTTTTAAATTCACTATTATCTTTAATTAATTGTGCGTTTTCTTTTATTAACATCATGATAAGCGCTTTATCATTAGGTTCATTATCTAAAGTTAATTTATTATTTGTTTCTTTATCAACAACTATATCTTGCGTTTTACATATTTTTTTATGTTTCCATAACCCATTTCTGGATTCATAATTTTTATTACAAATATTACAAATGTATTTTTTTGTATTTTTGATACAATTGTCACCCGAAGCGTTAGCTAGAGTTAGCGCCATATGTTTATTTGTTAATATATGTTTTCCATAATCTTTTTTATTACCAGTTATGTATTGGCAATAAACACATTCAAATTTTGGGGTTTTTTTGGGATAAATGGTCACCGCACTCTCCATAAGTAGCTAATAGAAAAATCCCTAAATACTTTTCCGCAAAAATAATAAAAAAAATTATCGTAACAAACTAAAAAATATTTTTAAAGTAACCAGACGGTAATTTTCAAATATGCAGTGGCGGATTCCTTTTACCCCCCGAAATATAAGGACTTTTAGAAAATGGACATTTATAAATGTCCAAATTTGAAAACCTAAAATACTTTTGGGAAAAAATAATTCCTTCCCTGCCAAATTTCTTTAAGTTACTTTGGGAATATATCTTATTTTTTGCCATTTTTTGCCACTAAATCATTTCCAACCATTTCCTGTGTATGTTTTGATGTATCAAGATGGTTCTTCCAATTGTATATCTTATAGCATTTATAGTGGCATTTTTTACAGCAAAACTTACATGTCTGTTTTTGCCACTTTTTGCCACTAAATCATTTCCTAAATCTTCAGGGTGTGTAAAAAAATTCTGATTCTTGTTCCTTTTCTACAAAAACCTGTTTGGAAATATTTTTAATAATTTTGTTTGCTTTTTCATCGTCATTATCACCAGGGCCACCCATGGATTCTACAATGATTTTATTATATTGGTCAGAATATCTTGAAATACTTTTGTTACAATCGGGATATTTCTCTCTATACTTTGGTATTAATCTCATATTTTTATCTGTAACTTTCTTTATAACCTTTCTAAGTTTCATATTCTCTTCATCTTGTTTCTCCCATTTATCTTCATCCTTTACATATAGAACCTCTCTTTTTTTATCAGTGCAATGGACAGGTCTTTGTGTAACATCCAATGCTTTTAAGTTTTTCACAATAATATTAGAAATACCTTCTACAAAACCAATTTCACCAACTCTTTCCAAGTCAGAAAGTTGTAACTGAATGGATTCAACAAAATCCATAATATTCATGGCATCTTTACAGGTTTCATTTAAAAAGAATTGTAAATTGAATGATTTGTTATGAGAATTGGTATGTGTAGTAGTATTATTATTGTGAGTTCCATTTTCTAAAACTTTCATCATTTGTGATTGTAGTTCTTGATTTTGTTTCATAATCATCATAATAATTTCTTTGTCAGAAGGCTCGTCATGTTTTTTAATTTCATCTTCAATTTTTTCTGGTGTGTTACATTTCTTTTTGTGTCTCCATAATCCAGTGCGATCATTATATTCCTTATTACATTTTTCACATGTGTATATGGAACATTTTTGCTCGTTTTGCTCCTTTTTGGTTGCTGTTTTGTTGTCATTTGTTGATTTAATATGTTTAGATGTCAATATATGTCTATCCCAATTAAATTTTTTACAGCATTTATAATCGCAGTTTTCGCATATAAATTCTGTCGTGCTCGTTTTGCTCGTTTTTGCTCCATTTTTGTTGCTTAATGTTGCCATACAATATTAACAGAATTTATTTTTAAGTATAAATAAAAAAAATTACAATCACAAATTGTAAAATATTTTTTCAGAATCCAGACGGTAATTTTCAATTATGCAGTGGCGGTTTCCTTTTACCCCCCGAAATATAAAGACTTTTGGAAAATGGACATTTATAAATGTCCAAAATTCAAAACCTAAAATACTTTTGGGAAAAAAATATTCCTTCCCGACCCTTCGTTCTTTAAGTTACTTTGGGAATATATATTTAACGTAACTTAAAGAGTCGCGGATTCTGGCTCCTTTTCTACAAGAACCTGTTTGGAAATATTTTTAATAATTTTGCTTGCTTTTTCATGGTCATTGTCACCTGAACCGCCCATGGATTCTACAATGATTTTATTATATTGATCAGAATATCTTGAAATGCTTTTGTTACAATCGGGATATTTCTCTCTATACTTTGGTATTAATCTCATATTTTTATCTGTAACTTTCTTTATAACCTTTCTAAGTTTGACATTCTCTTCATCTTGTTTCTCCCATTTATCTTCATCCTTTACATATATAACTTCTCTCTTTTTATCAGTGCAATGAACAGGTCTTTGAGTTACATCCAATGCTTTTAAGTTTTTTACAATAATATTAGAAATACCCTCTACAAACCCAACTTCGCCAACCTTTTCCAAATCTGAAAGTTGTAACTGAATAGATTCAACAAAATCCATAATATTCATCGCATCTTTACAGGTTTCGTTTAAAAAGAATTGTAAATTGAATGATTTATTATGTGAGTTTGTATGCGTAGTATTATTAGTAATATTGTTTGTATCCTTCTTTACAATTTCTAAAATTAAATTTTTAAACTCTTGATTTTCTTTTATAAGATAATTGATTAATTCATCTTTGTTATCTGTATTTTTAGTATTATCAATTTTATTATTATCTCCAATTGTATCATTTTGACATTTTTTTGTATGATTCCATAAACCATTTCGTGAGCTATATATTTTATTACATATATTACACTCGTAGATGTTTTTTTTGTCACAATATTTGTTAGAAAGCGTTAGATTGAGATGCTTAGCTCTTGTTATATGTCTATTCCAATCGCCCTTTTTACAGCATGAAAAGTCACAAGGTTCGCATACAAATATATTGGATGTTTTTGATGTTTTTTTGTCACAGAAAACGTTCATATATTAGTGACAGAAAAAACTCCTAAATACTTTTCCACAAAAATAATAAAAATTTTATGGTAACAAACTAAAAAATATTTTAAAAGTAACCAGACGGTAATTTTCAATTATGCAGTGGCGGCTTCCTTTTTACCCCCAAAATATAAGGACTTTCTGAAAATGGACATTTATAAATGTCCAAAATTGAAAACCTAAAATACTTTTGGGAAAAAAATATTCCTTCCCGACCCTTCGTTCTTTAAGTTACTTTGGGAATATATTATATTGTTTTAATTTAAAGAATAATATAAAATTGAACTATATATTGGTTTAAATATTATTTCATAAAACAATATAACAATGACAACATCAAACGAACAATTTAGTGACATTACAATTGAAGTTACAAAAATTCTAACAAAACAAGAAAAGAAAGACTATGGTATATTTATTACTCCTTACATTATTATACAAAAATTGATAGATAGTGTAAATACATATGTTAGTAATAATAACATATCAATTAAGAAAATATTAGAACCATCTTGTGGAACATGTGAAATTATAAAATATTGCGATAATTATTTTAAAAATGTTCAAATACATGGAATTGAATTTAACCAAATAATTTATGATAAAATAAAAGGACTTCAGTTTAATAATAATAACAATACTGTTAGACTAGAATTTTCTAATTTTATTAAATATAATACAACCACCAAGTATGATTTAATTGTTGGAAACCCACCATATTTCGTGTGTAAAAAAGAGGATATCCCTCAAGAATATAAAGAATATTGTGTAGGCAGACCAAATGTTTTTGGGTTCTTTATTCTTCACTCATTATCTTTTCTCAATAGTGGAGGCATATTAGCTTTTATTATTCCAAAAAGCTTTCTAAATTCCGCGTATTATGCGCCTGTAAGAAACTATATTAAACAAACATGTAATATTTTAGAAATTATCGATTTTGAAGAGTATAATAAATTTATAGACACTGACCAATCAACGATTGGATTAATCATTCAGAAACATGTTGTCTCTATTGAGCCGATTGAGTGTAAATTTTCAGTAAAAATAAATGACACTTTTATATTCACAAATGATTCCACAATGTTGCGACAACTTTTTGAAGGGGCCACCACAATTGACAAAATGGGACTAAAGGTGCGAACAGGTAATATTGTATGGAATGAACACAAAGTTGAATTAACGGATGACAGTGATGCGACCTTATTGATTTATAACACAAATATTTCTAAGGATAATAAACTTGAAATTAAAAAATTTAAAAACGATACAAAGGGTCAATATATAAAAAAAGAAGGTAAAACTGAACCTTTATTAGTAGTAAATAGAGGAAATGGAAATAGTGCGTATAAGCTCAATTATGCTTTGATAACACAAGGCCCATATTTGATAGAAAATCATTTAAATGAAATATATTCGCCAAAAAAAATAACTCATGAAGAATTACTAGACGTTTATAGCAAAATAATAACCAGCTTTAATAACCCTAAAACTCAACAGTTTATTAAATTATTTCTTGGGAATAATGGTTTGTCAAAGACTGAACTAGAGACGATATTTCCTATTTATGTATAAAGGAAAATTTCCATCTTGGGTTACATAGACCATTTGAATTACCCCAATTAAGTCTTACCTGAATGTCGTATTCAAAATTCTCAACTTCGACATTAAAATATAAATCACTAATTTTTGTAATTTTTTTTATTTGAAGGTCCTCCACATTCAGTTTTTGTATGTGAAAATTTTTACAGTCCCATAATAGAAACACTTTGTCTTTTTGTGAGTCAATAATTTTTTGTGTTATTTTTTCAAAATTGAATGTCGTGTTGTATTTGGTTATGTATGTTTTTACGGATTCGTTTGCGACATCCTTTTTTTCCTTTGTGTTTGTCTTTTTTCTCTCGTGTAACAGTTTAAAGAATGGATGTTTATATTTAATATCATACACATTTTTCAAATATTCGTCTTTTTCTGGCTTTGGAATAATACCAAGCTCATCATCTGTTTGTAAATATTGGTAGATATAGTTATCATAATAATATTCGGCATATGACACATCGCAAACCTCAAATTTGTTTTTACAATCTTTATCATACAGCTCAAGAAATTGAACTAGGTCAACAACATTCGCATTGTTATGTTTGAACTCTATTTTTTCAGTTTGGATAATTTGTTTATTTTTGTCTATAAAAGAGAGAGTAAAGTCATGATTATTCGTCATGCCTCCCATATGTTTTATTACCATTTTTTCAAAAGGTTTATCGCAAAGTGTCGATACAGTTGCTATAAACTTGTCCTTTATATCACGCCAATTATCACCATACATTGGGTCAATTATGTATTCTTCATCTACCTCAACCTCAAACATACAACTGATAATACGTTCTCGTATTTTATTGTTTTCATCGTTTTTTGATTTATCAACCCCCGCTGATAAGAAGAGCTCAATATCTTCAACATTTGGTAAAATAACGTATTTCGGCATATTTGTAAAGTATTTTACAATTAAAAAATAAAATAAAAAGGGATTCAATTTTTTATTATATGAATTACAAATATTATTTACTTATTTTTCATAAAATTTTTACAGAATAGGGTTGTTTCAAAAATCTGAATATAATTCACTATATTTATGTATAATTTATGTATTTCACTATCATAACCTACAACGGGAACTATTGATATACATGACTGTCCATCGCCATTTGAAACAATTTTCATAGTAAAATGAAACAAACAAACACCTTTTGTAATTTTTTTACCCCAGTATTCATGAGATATTTTATTGTAACCATATGTATTTAACTTATAGCATTTAAATAACAAATTCATAACAATCTCGTGTAATGATTTGTCACTTATATTACAAGATACAGTTATAGGTTCTATATACCTAAATGTCCCTTTCTCTTTAACACAAGAGCTATTAAAATTTGGTAGAAAACAGACTGACATTCTAGCCATTAATTGATGTATAATGTTATAGTTTGATTTAACTTTACCACCATTTATCATTTCAATTTTTTTAGAATGCTTTTATAGTTACACCATGTAAGTATGTATATATTAATAAAACAATATAAATAAAATTTCATAATTAACATAATACAAGATACAATGGTAAAAGTTTGCTCTATAACGAATTATCCTAATGAAAATGACACCAAATATAAAGAGCAATTTGACAAATTCAATTATCCTCTGCATGTATTTCAAAAATGGGCAATTGAAGGCATTGTTGAAGGACAACATGTATTGTGTTGTTGTCCAACAGGTAGCGGTAAGTCATTACCTGCTGAGTTTGCGTTAGATTTTTTCCATTCTAAAGGCAAGAAAGTAATTTATTGTTCGCCTATCAAGAGCTTAAGCAATCAGAAGTTTAATGATTTTACACAAAAATATCCTGATATAAGTATTGGAATAGTAACGGGAGACATTCGTTGTAACCCAAATGCTGACGTATTAGTAATGACAACAGAAATTCTATTAAATAAACTTTACCAAATTAAAAGTAAAAATCAAATAAATTCTTCTGTATCGTTTGAAATGGATATTGAGACGGAATTATCATGTGTAGTCTTTGATGAAATACATATGATAAATGATGAGAGCAGAGGAACAGTTTGGGAAAATTCAATTATGATGTTACCAAGACATATTCAAATGATAGGTTTATCCGCAACTCTTGACAATCCAGAGCGATTCGCAAATTGGCTTGAGAATAGAGGTTCTACTAGTAGTGAAAAAATAGTTTATCTTACATCAAAAAAAGACAGAGCAGTTCCTTTGATACACTATTCATTTATAACAGTAACTCAGGGAATTTTTAAGGCTATAAAGGATAAAACGGTTCATGAAGAAATTAAAAGTATGATAAATAAACCTTTTGTGATACAAGATTCAAAAGGCAAATTTAATGATGACCACTACTTTAAAATGAATAAAATGTTGAAATTATTTGAATCAAAGGATATTCGCGTTAAAAGAGCAAATGTGTTGAACCAGGTAATGACACATTTAACAGAGAATGAAATGACCCCTGCGATTTGTTACGTATTTTCTATAAAACAACTGGAAATTTGTGCTAAGGAAGTAACAGCTAATTTATTAGAATTTGATTCAAAGGTTCCTTATATCGCAAAGAGAGAATGCGAACAAATATTACGTAGCAAGTTACCAAATTTTGAAGAATATCTACATTTGCCAGAGTATTTAACTTTGGTAGCTCTTTTGGAAAATGGTATTGGCACTCATCATTCAAAAATGCTTCCTATACTAAGAGAAGTAGTTGAAATATTTTTTGCGAGAGGCTTTATCAAGCTACTTTTTGCCACTGAGTCTGTAGCTATAGGTCTCAATTTACCAGTTAAAAGTTGTATATTTACAGACATTAACAAATGTCATGGCAATACATTTGGTATATTACATGCCCATCAATATACGCAGTCCGCAGGTAGAGCAGGACGTCTCGGACTCGACACGGTAGGACATGTAATTCATCTTAATAATCTTTTCCGAAATATAGATTCAGTAAATTACAAACAAATGATGAACGGGAAACCACAAACCCTTACATCTAAATTTAAGATTTCATACAATTTGCTTCTAAACTTGATTGACATTGGTGATACAAATATAACTGAATTCGCAAAAAAGAGTATGGTGACAGGCGATTTAGATAATGAAATAAAAGAAATATCTTCCAAAATGGCACTTTTGAATTCTGAACTAGATAAGATAAAAGTATGTTCATCTAATTTAAGAACACCTATAGAGACTATTCAAGAATATATGGAACTCCAAAAAAATAAGGCGACATCAGTAAATAAAAAACGTAAGGAAATAGATAGAAAAATACAGCAAATAAATGACAATTATAAATTCATTGAACAAGATGTCAATACATATGAAAAAATAGCAGTAAAAGAAAAAGAAATATATGAACTACAAACACAACATGATAACGTAAGCAACTATATTCATAGTGGTGTTCAAACCGTGTTAAACATTCTTCAAAAAGAACAATATATTGAAGGCGATTTTTCAGATGATACTTCATTAAAACTAAGCATTACAGGCAAAATGGCGTCCCAAATAAGGGAAATACCATGCTTACCATTTTCACAATTGATAGAGAACAAAATAATTGACACTTTATCATCTAGACAATTAGTTACATTATTTAGTTGTTTCACAAATGTTACGGTTCAAGATGATTTTAAAGAACATTTCCCAAAATCAAACGATACAATGGTTGATGAAATAGCAGTAAAAATAGCAGATATGTATTTAGAATGTCAGCAAAAGGAACTTGACTATGGAATTAACACTGGGACGGATTATACTATTCATTATGATTTAATAAATTATATAAGTGAATGGTGCGATGCTGACAATGTAGAAAAATGTAAATTAGTAATTCAACGACTAGGAGAAGAAAAGGAAATATTTTTAGGTGAATTTGTAAAAGCACTTTTAAAAATCAATAATATTTCATGTGAAATGGAAAAAATCGCAGAAATGACGGGAAATATAGCCTTTTTAAGCAAATTGAAAGAAATACCAAATATGACATTGAAATATGTAGTGACTAATCAGTCGCTTTATGTGTAGTGTATTCTAGTTAAGTTAAACTTATGTAAAAATAATATAAGTTTATATTTTTATTTTTTAACCTTTAATAAAAATATATATGAAAATTTTAGACGATATTAAATTGGATTATTCGGATGTTTTATTGCTACCGAAACGTAGTGAATATTATTCAAGGTCACAAGTTTCATTAGAGAGAACATTTAAATTCAAGTATTCTTCATATACTTGGACTGGTGTCCCCATAATGGTTAGTAATATGGATACCACGGGAACAATTGAGATGGCATTGGAGTTACAAAAACACAAAATTTTAACTTGTCTTCACAAATATTATACTTATACTGATTTACAATCAGTTTTCTTAGATAAAGATTATTATGCTGTATCAACAGGAATTAATGACGCCGATTTAGATAATTTAAATGAAATAATGAGAGAAATTGACCCTAAAATAATATGTGTTGATGTAGCAAATGGATATATGTCACGCTTTGTTGAAAAATGTAAAGAAATTAGAGAGAAATATCCCGACAAAATTATTATTGCTGGTAATGTTTGTACATCAGAAGGTGTTTTACAATTAGTATTAAACGGTAAGGTTGATATTGTAAAAGTTGGCATTGGTAGTGGGAGTTGTTGCACTACTAGAAAACAAACTGGTATAGGAATGCCGCAATTGAGCGCTGTTATTGAATGTGCTGATACGGCTCATGGTGTGGATGCTCATATTATTAGCGATGGTGGTCTTCAAGTTATTGGTGATTTTTCAAAAGCTTATGCGGCTGGTTCTGATTTTGTGATGAGCGGGTCAATGTTTGCTGGACATGACGAAAGCGGTGGGGAATTAATTCATGAATTTAACGAACAAGGCGATATAACTGGTTCTTTCAAAGTATTTTATGGTATGAGTTCAACTACTGCTATGAATAAGTATAGTGGAGGTGTAGCAAAATACAGAAGTAGTGAGGGTAAAACAGTAAAAATTAAACATCGAGGACCAGTTGAAAATACCATTTTAGATATTCAAGGAGGAATACGTTCTTCAATGACGTATTTAGGCGCAAAAAAAATTAAAGACATACCCAAATGCGCTACCTTTATAAGGGTGAATCATCAGTTGAATCAAATATATAATGGAAAAGAAACATAACTTAATATTATATGAAATACGTTTTAAGAACTGTAGCATTCCATATTGTATGTCTCTTATTATTTGGTTTTACATATTTATTATTTAAAGAACACTTCATTAGAGATGTAAATTTTACTATTGATAATAAAAAAACCCCTGAGGTATTAGATTGTTTCTTTTTATCTACAACTATTCAAGCTGGTGTTGGTTATTCAGATTTATATCCAATTACAGATATCGCAAAAATTATTATGATGATACAACAACTTGTTATGATATCTACAAATGTGTTTATGCTGTATTTTTTTACTTTGTAAGAAACAATAATTTAAAATTAATATAACTATATTAGTAATGAATGTCATTAATAATAAATACACAATAATACACAAAATTGGTTCTGGTACATTCGGCGCAATATTTAAAGGGCAAAATATACGAACAAAAGAATTAGTAGCTATTAAAATAGAATCTATTAAAAGTGAAACTATGTTACTTAAAAATGAGTCAAAAATATACCAATATTTAAAAAATACCACTGGAATACCATGCGTAAAATGGTTTGGAAAAGATAACGACAATTATTATATGGTGATAAATTTATTAGGAGAATCATTACAAACATTTAAAGATAAGAGTGGCGAACTCCCCATTATATTAATTTTACAAATAGGAATAAAAATGTTAAATTTAGTAAAAACAATCCACCAAAAAGGACTACTTCATAGAGATATAAAGCCAGATAATTTTTTATTTGGTGTAAATGATACAAGTAAAGACATATTTATAATTGATTTTGGATTTTGTAAATCATTTTTGGATGGTGATACACATATAGAAATGAATAAAACCAACAGTATAATTGGCAGTCAAACGTATGTAAGTATAAATGGTCATGAGTTTCAAGAATTAGGACGTCGTGATGATTTAGAGTCGCTAGGCTACGTATTTTTGTATTTATATTTTGGCAAGTTAGATTGGCAATATGTTACAGGTAAATTTGAATATAAAAATAATTTAATTAGAAACATGAAGGAAAATATTATAAATAATACAAATATTCCAGAAGTATTTGTAAATTATATAAAATATGTAAGAACGCTTTCATTTGAACAAGAACCTGACTATTTTTTTTTAATTGAGAACTTCAAAAGAGAAATTGAAATTAGTTAGAAAGTATGTTTATAAAATATTATTTATATTATAAAATGTCTGGAATTGAAATTCAAAAATATGATAAAATTAATGATTATATTGATTCTGTTTTTAACGTATTTATAATGACTAATAAAAAAGCTGAACAGCAAAGAGATAAAAGGTTAAAATTTATATCTTTA